CAGAAAGTTTTCCAGATAAGATTGCTTTATCCACTCACCCATCAATGAACATTGCTTCTTATAAGTATTCTTGTTTAATGCGTTATAAAAATACATTATTAAAATATAAAAATCAAGACTATTCTGAAAAAAAGTTAAAGAAATTAAAGGAATGGTGCGTTTTTTGTGAAGATATTATACTTCATAAACCACATAAAAATGGTATGGGTCTGAATGGTATTCATTCTGATACTATAAAATTTTATAATCAAGAAATATCTGATAAGATTAAAATTGAAAATCAAGATTGGTATGATGGAGTAAAAAGAATAATTGAGTATTATCCTCAATTAGATCTCTATAAGTCTAAAGCAAATTATCATCGTACAATTAAACCAATTATACAACTTTAAAAATATGGATCATATTTATCATTTACGTCAGTTTGGTGAAAACTGGTTTCAAAAATCATCAGAGGATTTAATAAAAAAGGTAATTGAATTAACTCCTTCAGGTGGTAAGTTTGTTGAAATAGGATCTTGGAAAGGTAAGTCTTCCGCTTTCACTGCAGTTGAAATTATAAATTCTGGTAAGGATATAAAATTTGATTGTATTGATACTTGGAAAGGTAGTAAAGAACATCAAGATTATTCAAATCTTGATATTTTATTTAAAACTTTTAAAGAAAATATGAAACCATTAGAGGGGTATTATAATGCGATTCAAATGAATTCTTTAGATGCGGTGAACTTATATGAAGATAATTCTTTGGATTTTATTTTTATAGATGCTTCTCATGAGTATGAAGATGTTAAAGCAGATATAATTAGTTGGATGCCTAAATTAAAAGAAACTGGAATTATTGGTGGGGATGATTATGATAATGGGGATTTTCCTGGAGTAAAAAAAGCGGTTGAAGAAATTTTCAATAATAGTTTTAAACGTAAAGGTTTAACTTGGTTTTATTCAAAAAATTTAGACATTAAAATTTGACATTTTTAAAATACTCATATATAATATAATTCAGTAATGACTTCCTTATGAAATCAAAGTATTGTATTTTTCATGTGCAGGGTGGTATTGGAAAACACGTTGCGGCGACAGCAGTAGCAAAAGCAATTAAAAATAATCACCCTGATAGAAAATTAATTGTTGTATGTGTTTATACAGATGTTTTTGTTAACTTATCTTTTGTAGATCGAGTTTACCCTCTTGGAGGAACTCAATATTTTTATCAAAACTATGTCCAAGATAAAGATTCTTTAATTTTTCACCATGAACCATATTTTACCACGGATCACATTCATAAAAAAATGCCGTTGATTCAAAATTGGTGTAAAATGTATGGTTTAAATTATAGTAATGAGAAACCAGAAATTAAATATAATAAACTTCAAATTAATTTAGCTAAACAACATTGGTGCAAAAATAAAAAACCGGTAATGGTTATTCATACCAATGGTGGATTAATGGCAACTGATGCAAAGTCTTATATGTGGGCGAGAGATATGCCCGAAGATGTTGCACAAAGAATTGTAGATCACTACAAAGATCAATATCATATCTATCAAGTTACTAAAATGAATTCCATTAAACTTGATGGCGCTGAGCATATTTTTGCAACTCCAGAAAAGTCATTGACTTTAATGGAACTTTTTAGCGTTCTTATTCATAGTAAAAAAAGAGTTCTTATAGATTCATGTATGCAACATGCGGCGGCTGCATTGAGACTTAAGTCTACAGTTCTTTGGAATGGTACAAGTCCAAGTGTATTTGGATATGATATGCATGATAATATTTGTACTGAAATTCCTTATGATTTTAAACTTCCTGGAAGTTATCTATTTGATTTTGACTTTAATGGAAATGAAGTTGAATATCCATTTGGAGAGCAGGAAGAAATTTATGACTTTGATAAAATTATAGAATCAATCGATAAACAATGAGGTAATTAACAATGGAAAATGAAAAGACTTTTTATTTCATGGCTGGTCTTCCACGTTCTGGAAGTACATTGCTTTCATCTATTTTAAATCAAAATCCAAGATTTTATTCGGGACCAAGCTCTCCAGTTGTTCCAACAATGCTTACCCTAGAGAATTCATTATCAAATGATGAATTATTTCTAGGATATCCCAAAGTAGAAGTTGGAAAAAAAATTATTGCATCAATACTTCCACAGTACTACAGTGATGTAGAGAAGCCAGTTATTTTTGATAAGAATAGATCTTGGACAGTTAGAATGAATTATATTCCTGGATATTTTGATATTGTACCCAAAGTGATTTGTCCAGTAAGAGATATTTCTGAGATTCTAACTTCTTTTATTATGATGTGTCGTCGCAATCCTTATACGAATCAAACAAAGATTAATTTTATTGATGAAATGCTCATTAAGTCAAATATTCCTTTGACGGATGATAATCGTTGTGAATTCTTAGCAAGTCCTCAAGGTATTTTGGGTCAGTCTGTTGAAGGATTAAGATCAGCTATAACAGAGGGATATGATCATTGTTTGCATTTTGTTGAATATAAAGATCTTGTAAATAATCCACAAGAAACTTTAAATAAAATTTATGAGTTTCTTGATGAAGAACCTTTTGAACATACTTTTGATAATTTAGAAAATCCTCATCGTGAAAATGACCAACAAATTTATGGTCTTGCTGATATGCATGAAGTTCGCCCAGTTGTTAAATCGACAGCACCTAAACCAGAAGAAGTTCTTTCTGAAAACATTTTATCCAAGTGTAAAGATGCTGAATTTTGGAGAACTCTTGTAAATAATTTTGAGGATGAAATTGATATTGACGATGATGAATTTGAAATGAATGTATCAGATAATTCAGAATCTACTTCAGATTGCAACAGTAGTTTTCTAATTGGTGGTTGATATAAAATTTTATGAATAATTTTGTAAAACTTGCATTAGAAAATGGTGGTATCATTAAACCACTTTTGATGAAACCTGAGGATTTGTATGGACCTTCTCTTACAAATCCTTCGGTTCTTGTATCTAATGGTAAAATTTTAGTTAATATTCGGAATGTAAATTACACATTATATCATTCTGAATTAAATAAGTTTGAACATAAGTGGGGACCTCTTTCATATATCCATCCTGAAAATGATAATCACTTGAGAACAGCAAATTATATTGCTGAACTTGATGAGAATTTAGATCCTATATTTTGTAGTAAAATTGATACATCTGAATTTGATACTTATGAACCTCAATGGGACTTTGTTGGATTGGAAGATGCTCGTTTAATCGAATGGAAAGATAAAATTTATCTTTGTGGAGTCAGAAGAGATCTTGATACTAAGGGCACGGGAAGAATGGAACTTTCTGAACTTGAATTTAATGATACTCAAGTAAAAGAAGTTTTTAGATATAGAATTCCAGGACCTCCTCCAAATGAAGAATATTGTATGAAAAATTGCACACCAATTGAAGGAAAACCATTTCATCTTTTAAAATGGACTAATCCAACAGCATTAATGAAGTTTGATCCAAATGGTGGAGATACTGAGGTATTTGAAACTAATTCATATGTTCCAATGAAATTTGATATGAGAGGAGGATCTCAAGTTATATCGTATAAAGATGGATATTTAACTTTAGTGCATGAAACTAATTTATATAACTCTGAACAAGGTAAAAAGAATGCAACTTATCGTCACAGATTTGTTCATTGGGATAAAGATTTTAAGAATCAAAAATTTTCAAAATTATTTTCTTTCTTGAATATGAAAATTGAATTTTGCTGTGGTTTAGTTGAATATAACAATGACTATTTGATAACTTTTGGAGCCCAGGATAATGCTGCTTATATACTAAGAGTCTCAAAATCTTTTGTAGAGGATTTTATTAATGAGCAAACTTGAAGGACTTCCTACTATCCACTACATTAGTCTCGAAGAAAGTATTGGTAGAAGAACTAATTTAGAAAATTGGTTTAAACAATATAACATTACTAATTATGTTCCTCATTTATTTAAAAGATTTGAAGAATATGAATATGAATTAGTTGGATCTCACGTTCATTTACTAAATCAACATGCAAAAGGACCTATTACATCTCATCTTTCTGTATTGAGAGAAATATATGAAACTTATGATGATGAATGTTTTTTAATTTTTGAAGATGATGTGTCATTAAAAACTATTGAGCATTGGAACTTTAGTTGGAAAGAGTTTTATAAAAATCTTCCTAAAAATTGGAATTGTATTCAACTGATTGTTATTAGAGAATATGATTGTAAAGAGTATATTTTTGAAAAAAGAAAGGGATGTGATTGGTGTGCAGCTGCTTATTTAATTAGAAGAAAATATTTAAAAAATCTTTTAGAATTATATTATCCATCAAAAAATTTAACTTTTAATTTAGATACTCATTTTCTTCCAAAGATTGAAAATTTATTATTTGCCAATCACCATGATGGTGGTGCCGATATTACTGAAAATGAAATATATTCTTTTCCTCTTTTTCTAGAAGATTGTTACACTACTAAAACAACTTTAGATGTAGATTATGATCTAGAACACAATGGAATAAGAAGTAACCATTGCAGATCTCATGATGATGTATTAAACTGGTGGAAAAATAAAGGTAAATTTTTACGAATAAATCAAATTATGAATAACACAATAGATCGCATCACTGAACAATCAGAACTATTTGATTTTTCATTAGATACTGAAAACGCACAAAAAAATTATAATCTTGCAAAGTGGTATGAACAACAAGGTCATACTGCACCAGCTCATACTTATTATCTTCGTGCTGCTGAGAGATCAGATAATGACTTGCTTGCATATGCTGCTCTTCTTAGAGCATCTTCTTGTTATAAATCTCAAGGATCTAGACCTGCAACAGAAAAAATTTTACTTGAGAATGCTCTTAATCTTCTACCAAGTAGACCTGAAGCTTACTATTTTCTTTCGTTATTTTATGAAAGGAAATCAGAATGGCAGAATGCATATACTTATGCAAATCTTGGATTGGAATGTTATAAACAAGAAATTAAAAATATAGATGTTCCTGGATATTTGGGAAAATATCTATTAACCTTTCAGAAAGCAGTTGCTGCTTGGTGGTGGGGAAAGAGTAGTGAATCTAGAAAACTATTTCGCTTTCTTGTTGATGAACAATGGGACCAAATAGATCAGAAACATAGAGATTTGATAGAAGATAATATTACTCGGTTAGGTTCTGGTCCAGAGTCTCAGGCATTTCATACCTATAAAAAAGAAGAATATTCAAAATTAAGATTTAAATTTGATAATTCTTCTTCAATTGAAAGAAATTATTCTCAAGTTTATCAGGACATGTTTATTCTTTCTATGCTCAATGGGAAGAAAAATGGAACATTTCTTGAAATTGGAGGTGCTGATCCATTTAAAGGAAATAATACTGCACTTTTAGAAAAGAAATTTGAATGGAAAGGTGTATCTATTGAATATAATGAAAAATTTATTCAACATTATAAGTCCAATAGAACTGCAAAACTTTTACATACCGATGCCTTAAAAATTGATTATGAAAACATTCTAAGTGAAAATTTTGAAGGTAATTGTATTGATTATCTTCAATTAGATATTGAACCAGCAAGAAAGACTTATGAGTGTATGTTGAAAATACCCTTTGATAAGTATAAATTTGCTGTAATTACTTATGAACATGATTATTATGTTGATGTAACAAAATCTTATCGTGAAAAGTCGAGGGAATTTTTAACAGATAAAGGGTATGTTTTAGTAGTTAATGATATATCTCCCGATGGAGAATCAAATTTTGAAGATTGGTGGGTCCACCCTGATTTAGTTGATCCAGTTATTATGGATAAAATGAAATCTGTAATTGATGGTGTTCATCATTGTAAAAAATATATTTTACCTGAAACTGAAAGAGATGAAGATATTGTTGAAAGTTCAGTCAGTAATATACCAAATGAAAAAATGGAAATGAATTTTTACAACATTAATCCAGTTTCAAAACAAACTTCTTGGATTGTAGATAATTTTTATGAAAATCCAGACAAGGTTCGTGAGTTTGCTTTAAATCAAGATTATCATATTGGTGGAATTGGAAGAGGGTATATTGGAAATAGAACCCATCAACAATTTTTATTTCCAGGTCTCAAAGAAAGGTTTGAGGAAATTATGGGACAAAAAATTACAAAGTGGGAAGAGCATGGAATGAATGGTAGATTTCAATATTGTTGGGCGGGGCAACCATTAGTCTATCATTGTGATAGTCAAAGATGGGGTGGAATGTTATATCTCACTCCAGGTGCTCCATACCAATGTGGAACGACCCTATACGCCCATAAGCAGACCAGAGCAAGGACATACTATGATGAGGGGTGGGATGTTGCTTGGAAGGACATTCCTGGCGATCCTCATTTGGATGGGACTTCATTTGAACCTGTAGATGTTCTTGGAAATGTCTATAATCGCCTTGTAATTTTTGATGCAAGTTGTATTCATTCCGCTTCTGAATATTTTGGCACTGTTCAGGAAAATGCAAGATTATGGCAGATGTTCTTTTTTGATACTTGACTTTTTTCAAAAAACTTTTTATAATATGCAAGTCTTCAACATCCTTGTAACTTTGGGAGTGAAGACCCTCTCTGTGGTGGGAGAGGTGAGTTGGTGGTATACGAGGAGAGTGTTAAAACTCTCCTTTTTTCTCTTATAAATTAATATAAATCTTTTTAATCTCATGAATTTCACCGTATACTCAAAAGAAGATTGTCCATATTGCTATAAAATAAAGCAAGTTTTGGAATTAACCGGAAGTAATTTTGTAATTTATACTTTAGGAAAAGATTTCACTAAGAAAGAATTTTATGCTGAGTTTGGTGAAGGAACTACTTTTCCTCAGATTATTTGTGGTGATAAAAAACTTGGCGGATGTACTGATACGATTAAATTTTTGAAAGAAAAAAGAGTTGTTTGATGAATGATCTAAATAATGATATCCACATGAACCGTGGTGTTGAATTTATTCTACATGGAGGTAAAAGAAAGCATCCAAAAAACTTTCATATTATTTTTGAAAAGTTGGTTTGCTTTCTTCGACGGGAAGTAACCATTTATTTTGAGTTTTCCTTAAAAGTTAGGAAAAAAAGTAATTTCCCCAGGAGAAAGCCATGTTAGCAACTAGTTTAGTCATCGGTTCTTTTATGACCATTTTGTTTTTTATAGTTGGTTTGATGGTTGGTTGGATAGGTAGAGAATATATGATGAATTATCAAGATACTCCTAAATTGCATCCAGAATTTTTTGATCAACATGGTAATGTTATTCCAGATGAAGTGGTTGCTGTAAGATTTGAAGAGGGATATTTTGATGATGAGGAAGACATTGAAGAATAGATTCTAAATATGTTAAAATTGTTATTAAACATTTTGTAAATTATGACTACGACTAAAACAAAAAAAAGTGAATCTTCTATTGCTGAATTAGCAACCAATCCTTTTGCTTTTGAGGTACTAAATTTAGCGGTAAAGCAAAGGTCGAATGCTAAGAAAATAGAAGTTCTTAAAAAATACGAGCATCCATCTTTAAAAGCATTGTTTATTTGGAATTTTGATGAAAGTATAGTTTCAATGCTTCCAGAAGGAGAAGTTCCTTATGCGAGTGTTGGAGAACAAAATTCTTTCAGTGGAACTATCACGGAAAAAATTAGTGATGCTGTGGGTATGATGAATGAGTTAAATTCTGTTTCGTTAGGATCTCAAGATCAAGGTAAATCAAGTATTCGTAAAGAATATAATAGGTTTTATAATTTTATTAAGGGTGGAAATGATTCATTAAGTTCTCTTCGAAGAGAAACAATGTTCATTAATATCCTTCAAGGTCTTCACCCACTTGAAGCAGAAATTCTTTGCCTTGTTAAAGATAAAAAACTCGAAACTAAATATAAGATCAGCAAAGAAATTGTGAGTGAAGCCTACCCAGACATTAGATGGGGAGGTCGTTCATGAGCAGACTGAAAACTACCATTGAACAGGAGGTTACTTTGGAGTGGACTCAAGAAGAAAAATCGATACTTCCTCCTCGTTATGGTTGTCAGATTCTCTTAGAAAACACAACATTAGATTTGGCAAAAGATTCTTCATTTCCAAATGATGCTTATCTAATTTGGTATAATGTTGATGGAAAAGATTATCTAGATCTTTGTAGAGGTACAAGATCTAAAGTTTTTGATCTTTATTATGATAAATTTGGTCCAGGTGTGATTCAAAAAATTGATTTTGGGTATGGTAGAACAAATCCAAAACTTTGGGGATATAGACAACCAGAAAAGAAAAAAAGAAAATAAAACATTTGGATTAACATTAAATGGGTAAGCATTATCTTCTTAACCTTTATGGATGCTCGTTTGTTCTTTTAGACGACGAGCTTTGCCTTATTGATTTACTGGAGAACGCTGCAGCAGCAAGCGGTGCAACTGTAATCCAGACGATTTCAAAAAAGTTTGAACCTCAAGGTGTAACTGTGCTGTGTTTGTTATCTGAAAGTCATATTAGTATTCATACATGGCCAGAAGAAGGTAAGGCAGCAGTAGATGTTTATACTTGTGGTGATTGCAATCCAAAAATTGGTTGTGATATTATAATTCATCAACTATGTGCAGAGAGTCACACTTTGAGTTATATTGAACGTTAATTCAAAATTCACTTTTATTTCCCCGGATAGGGGAAAATTTTTCCGGCAAAATTTTTTCGCGTGAGGATTTTCACAAATCTTCACGCTTTTTAGTATAATATCGATACATTTTTGTATCTATTGTTACTTTTTCAACATAAAACTTGTATATATAAGATGAATAGGGGTATAATAATCCCCTAACGTTCATCCTATGGCTAAGGCACTTTTGCTTTTAGCATGGGTTCCACTTCTTTCTATCTCTACGCCTCAACTTGCTAAATCCAATCAAGTGACTATAAGTTGCGACGCAGCGTGGGAACTAATGGACATCGTTAAAAACGACGATGTAGTAGACCAAAGAAAAGAAGACCGATTGCTATCAGAACTCCGAAAGGATGTTGTGAAACTTAAGTGCT